TTATTTATCCTCTGCAGGAAACCTCTTATACAAAGTTGACACACCAACATCATAGATAATCGCCACCTTCTGGCGAGGAACTCCTGATGCAATTAATCGTCCGGCCTGTGCCCATTGTTCTGGTGTAAGTTTGGGACGACGTCCACCAATTCGCCCCTGTGCGCGAGCAGCTTCCAGTCCAGCTTTTGTTCGTTCAACAATCAGTTCACGCTCCATTTCAGCCAGGGCACCCATCACATGAAAGAAAAAGCGTCCCATTGGTGTGCTGGTATCAATTGAATCCGTCAGACTACGAAAGTTGATGCCTCGTTCGCGCAACTCCTCCACCAACACGACAAGATGCCGCATACTACGCCCCAGCCGATCCAGCTTCCAGACAACCAGAGTGTCACCTGCCGATAATGTCCTGAGCAGTTTTTTCAGTCCCGGCCTTTCGGACTTTGTGCCGCTTATCTTGTCTTCAAAAATCAGCTCGCATCCTGCACAGTTCAGCGCATTACGTTGTAGATCTGTGTTCTGGTCATTTGTTGATACGCGTACATAGCCAATAAGCATGGTAGCTCCCCCTGACAAAAGCAGGAATGATGCCATTTGCTCGTTATTTCTGCATTTTCATAAACGTTGGTTTGGGAGAAGGTGCTCCAGCTATTGGCGTTCCGTTCTTCTGGCCGTCCGCCGCAATGCCAAATACTGTAATCGACAGTTGGTCCAGTATGGTGTTTTTGAAGTTCAACGGCGCGAAATTCTCTGCCACTGATTACCCTGTGCTGGCGAAAGTGTTTCCGGCGCTAGCATTACCTGACGCACGGGGTGATTTCATTCGTATCTGGGATGATGGGCGCGGGATTGATGTCGGACGTACCCTACTTTCAGGGCAATCACACACAATTATGGATCATGCACACAATATGGAATTGTGGACGGGGGACGGGCTTGCCGCAGGAAGTGCACGGGAAGGAGTAAACCCAGGAATACTGGCTACATACGGTGACGGGGGAATAGTTAAAACGGACGAACCCGGTCTTAATGTGCCTTCCTCACTACGAGCTCTTAGCTCTCGTAGTGTTAAACGTTATGGTGAAATTAGTGGAAATGTAGATACAGAAACCCGTCCACGAAATATTGCATTCAACTTTCTGGTGAGGGCTAAATAATGATACCTGTTTTTGATGAAAATTGGCTGGCTACAGTGCCGGGCGATATGCGTTGTTTTTATTATAATGCAGTAACGTATGAATATACCGGCTGGTCTGATGAATATATTAATACTGGCGTAAGTATACCCGCCTGTTCCACTGGTATTGACCCGGGCGAAAACATCCCGGGAAAAGTGGCAGTATTTACGGGTAAGGGATGGAGCCATGAAGAAGACCATCGCAATGAGACCGTTTACTCAACTGAAAATGGCGCAGCTGTTACAGTGGATTATATCGGTGCCATCAAAGACGGTTATGTCACGCTTTCACCGTTAACGCCATACGATAAATGGGATGGTGAGAAATGGGTGACGGATACCGAGGCACAGCATAGCGCCGCAGTAGAAGCGGCAGAAGCACAGCGCCAGTCGCTGATTGATGCTGCAATGGCTTCCATCAGTCTGATTCAACTGAAATTACAGGCTGGGCGGAAGCTGACGCAGCCAGAAAACACCCGACTTAACGCTGTGCTGGATTACATTGACGCGGTGACGGCAACAGATACCAGCACAGCGCCGGATGTCATCTGGCCTGAACTGCCGGAGGCGTAGGCCATTCAATATCTGGCGCACCGGAAGTATCGATCAGCTCCAGTGCGTCCAGATAATCCAGCCACAAATTATATTGCGCCAGTTCATCACCTTTCAGACGACCAATAGCGGCTTTACCGGGCCATTGCTTACTGTTCATGTATTCGTTGGCCTGATTAAGCAATAATTGCCTTTCTGATTCTGCCTGTTGAATAAGTTCTTCATGTGATGGTGGAGGTATTAGTGCCCATGTGGGTAATCCATTTTTTCCTGCAACACGAATTTTGTCATCTGGAGGCGTATTGATTGCAAATTCATTATAAACATCATCACTGACAGCCAGAGCATCATCTGGCCATGAATTTGCATTAATGTAATCATCCTTAAGTGCAGGATTCACAAAAATGTTTAAAGATGGACTATAAAACATATTACACCCCTATAGCGATATAACGACCTAATACAGCGTTTGCAGCAGTCGCTATGCTTGAAAAACCGCGGAACTGATTTGATGTAATTGCAGAAGCCGACAGGATTCCTGCGCCTGAAGGTGTATGCCCCACATGACTAACTATCATTCCATAACATGCTGACGGAAAGGCAAAAGGAAAATCGTTAAGATATCCGGCATCTTCACCACCAGACCCACCAAATCTCGCCTGCCCCCACTGAATAATCAGTGTTCTCCGGGAACCTGAAATAATTAACGGGATCGTTACATACCCATTCAGGCCAATGACACCCGATGCAGTGCCAGCCAGAGATAATTCTCCCAAACCAAGGTTTTCGAGAGCCGTTTTCACCGTGCCATCCGATTTGATATCGCCAAACGGATTCTTGCGGCTTAACAGCAGCGCACGAAGCGCGGTAAGCAGCTGGTCGTGCCGCCCCTTCTCCAGGCTGGCACCGGATGCCTCCACCACGCTGCAAAGCTCCTCCTGCAACATGTCAAAGTAGTCATCATCCAGATCGGTGGCAGGCGTGCCGGTCTGGGGGTTACCACGGGTAAAACCGTTCTTACCCGCGCCGAACTTATCCTTCTGCGCGGTTTTCGTGTCTATACGATGCATGGATTACTCCGGATATTTAAAAATTACGTAGGTATGCGACGGGCAGAGTTTGTTAAGCACACATTCGACAACTGTGTCGCCCCAGATACGCAGTGCGGAATCACAGGGATCGCCACATGTCATCCAGGTGGTGTTGGTGGCGGCTGGCATGTTGACCTGCCAGTAATACCGCCATTCAGGCGCGTTCACAGCGTCAGTACAGGCCGATGAGCAGGTGAACGTGCTTTTGTCGTATCGCTTGATGGTGGCATCTGGTCTGCCCAGGGCAGCAAGCTGTGCAAGATAAAAATCCTCGTTGATGCCGCCCGCCAGGTTAACCTTCGCATCCAGCCGTTGCTGACGCTGGCGAAGGGTCTGTGTCCCTGCGGGAATACATTCATCCGGCAGACCGCACAGACGCTCCCAGCGGTTTATCAGTTCAGTGGTGGTGCGCGGATCCAGCTCCCGCATCAGGGCATCCGCACGCTGATGAACGCGGGTTAATGACGGTGCCGCACCGGCAATCGCCGGATCGCTGGCTGACCACGCCGGACCGGGGGGTAACAGTGCTGACAACAGACGGATGTAATCATCGTTTGTCACGTCCATGAAATCGTCCCCAGTACCGCCAGTTCATTTTTTGCAATGGAGATATTGTCTGCCGGTGCAAGCAACTGATGGCTGTATTCCCCGTTCGCACCGGAAATCGCCTCACTGATACGCGATACCTTCAGTTCTCCCTGCGGATAACCATCACGCAGCAGGAACGAACGCAACTCCGCGGTGATGGCATCCCGTATTTCCGGTGTGTCCGGCGTCACGCGGATATGAAAATCCACTTTATGCGCCACCGGCCTGAATACATACAAATCAGAGCCTGCCACCGGGGCCAGTGGCTCAATGTGTTGTCTTGCCGCCGTTTCCGTTGATTCTTCCGGAATGGGATTAATCAGGTCACTGCTGGCAATCATCACACCGACAGTTCCCGTTCCCATCCAGTGACGGTATGTCCATGCGCGGGTAATGCCGGGCACTTCTTTAGCCCAGACGACATAGTCCACGTCAGCCCCGCCCTGCGGCGTCCAGTAATACCGCTCAATGATGCGGGCGCGCCACGTTTCCAGATCTTCAGTATCAAATCCGCCTGTCAGGGTGTCAGCCACACCGGAAGACGGCAGACCATTCACCGGCGTGACCAGGATTAATGACGTACCGTCGTCAGCGTTACCGACCGCGCCTGAACTTGAGCAGGCGATCGGCACGCGCAGGACACCACCGGAGCTGGTTGCATCGGCAGTTGCCGTGTACTGAACCAGGTCATCGCGCTGAATAACACTCCCGGCGGTCACCTTCAGGCCATCATCGCTGACACCTTCCCAGCGCATATACCCGCTGGCAGCCGTGGCCCCCTTGCGCGGACACCGTTTCAT